CCAGTGGTAAAGCAGTTGATGTGTGGAAAGAAGTTGCAGCTAGCGGTGCGTTAGGCAACAGCGAAAATGAGTTTTTAGGACAAGGCTATCAAACGGCTCTAAGAGGCCTAAAAGATCAAAGTCTACAATCAAGAATTAGCGGTAGTCGTGCTCTTCAAGAAATGTTGTTTAGTACCGCTGTACAACACGGCGCCGGCGGCGCAATGGGAATCTTTAACAGCGTGTTTAAGCCGGGCATGACAGACGAACAATTGGTAAAAGCTGTTTATGCGGAAAGGGGAGCGGATGGTGGAAAGAAACACTTTACCAAAAGTAGTGCCAATGAAAGAGCCGGAGTTGTAAACAGATTCGGAAGAGAACAACAAGATATATTAGGATTATTAGGAACGCCTGGCACAGCGCCGGGTAGCCCCACTACAGCGCAATCAGCTGCAACCACTCCTACTACAGCGCAATCAGCCGCAATAATTCCTACCGCTACGCAGGTGGTTGCGGCAACCGCCCCCACTGCTGTTGCAGCAGTGCCTCCAGGAGCCATTGCTCCAACTAATCCAGGAACAGGAGCTGCAGGAGCTGGTGGTGGATCAAATCAGAATGTGGTGTTGGCCAGCTTGGATTTGTTAAATAAACAGATGGGGCAATTGATTGCAATCAGTACTGCTATTAGAGATGTCAATGACAGTCAATTACGCGGTATTCGTGCTATGAGTAATGATGGCTTTATGAGTGCTGGTTAATTGCGTATTGAAACATGGCAACAGAACTGCGTTTGATTGTGCCTTAACAATTACATTTTGGAAATTTGATCCATGTCATGGAAAAAGTATTTTACACCAGTTAAGTTAGACAATCAAATGGGTTCGTCTAGTCCAATCTCTGGTGGTGGCCGTCCAGGTCCTGCTCGTGCTAATTATTCTAGCTATCTTCCTGATGTCTATGCAGGCACCCCTAATCGTATTGAACGTTATATGCAGTATGACACCATGGATATGGATTCAGAAGTCAACGCCGCCCTAGATATTCTAGCAGAGTTCTGCACACAGAAAGACAAAGAAAATGCCACTCCTTTTCAAACTTTCTATAGAGGCAATCCCACTAGTACTGAAGTTAAACTCATAAAAGAAAGTCTTCAGAAATGGACCAAACAACAACAATTTGAAACTAGAATTTTTCGCATAGTTAGAAACGCTTTCAAGTATGGCGACGTATTTTTTATCCGTGATCCTGAAACCAAAAAATGGTTGTTTGTGGATGCAGCCAAGGTCACTAAAATTATTGTTAACGAATCAGAAGGCAAAATTCCAGAACAATATGTAGTCAAAGACATTAATTTTAATTTTAAAAATTTAATTGCAGTTACTCCACACGGCACAACAAATACCAGTCCAAGTGGAACATCAACAAGCTATTCAGGCGGTAGTCAAGGTAGAGGCATGGTAGGCAATGTTAGTCAACCTCCAGGAACTAGATTTCACAATCAAACCAACGAAGTCACAGTTGATGCCAAAAACGTAATTCATATCAGTTTATCAGAAGGACTAGATGCAAACTATCCTTTTGGTAATTCATTATTAGAATCAGTATTCAAAGTCTACAAGCAGAAAGAATTGCTTGAAGATGCTATTATTATCTATCGTGTACAACGTGCTCCTGAAAGACGTATATTCTATATTGACGTTGGAAATATGCCTGCACACATGGCCATGAGCTTTGTAGAACGTGTTAAAAACGAAATTCAACAAAGACGTATTCCGTCATCAACAGGTGGCGGCAATAATGTTATTGATGCCAGCTACAATCCTCTAAGTGCTTCAGAAGACTACTTCTTTCCACAGACCGCTGAAGGACGTGGATCAAAAGTTGACACACTAGCAGGCGGTACAAATCTTGGTGAGATCACAGATCTACGCTTTTTTACCAACAAGTTATTCCGTGCTTTGAGAATACCGGCAGCCTACTTGCCCACAGGAATTGAAGAAGCTTCAAACACGGTTGCTGACGGAAAGGTAGGCACAGCTTATATTCAAGAATTACGTTTTAACAAATATTGCGAACGTTTACAAAACAGTATTGTGGAAACATTTGATTTGGAATTCAAGTTATGGATGGAAAGCAATGGTGTAAACATTGACCCAAGTCTATTTGAATTAAAGTTTAACCCTCCACAAAACTTTGCGGCCTATCGTCAAAGTGAACTAGATACTGCCCGTGCAGCTACATTTGCACAGCTACAAGAAATTCCACATCTCAGCAAACGGTTTGCTATGAAACGATTCTTGGGCATGACTCAAGAAGAGATCACAGAAAACGAACGCATGTGGAGAGAAGAACAAGGCGGCAATCTAAAACCAGTGCTAGATGCCGGCGGCCAAATGAGATCTGTGGGAATTACTCCTGCAGGAACACAGGCAGATCTAGCAAGTCAGGCAGAAGAAGCGCCAGAAGAAGCACCAGTAGACACAGGCGCAGAAGGCGAAGCTGCGCCAGCAGAAGCACCGGCCCAGTGATAAATATCATATGCTCCTACTAGAATTCCTTTATTTCAATGACAACAACAACGACTTTGCAGTTGATCGTCGTTATGAAAATAACAAAGACAGCTCTGTGCTCAAAAGAAGTGACACTAGAAAAACTCGTCTAACACTAAGACAAATCAATAGACTGCGCATGCAGGCAGAAGCACACGACTATGAGCGTGATTCTGAATTAGAATTTGTAAGACAGATGTATGGAGCACCAGCAGGTGAAGCAGAGCAACCAGCAGAATAACGTTGCATTTGTACTAGGCAACGGCACCAGCAGGCGCAGTTTAAACCATAACAGCTTACTAGATAAGGGCATAGTCTACGCCTGTAATGCCATGTACAGAGAATTTGAACCGCACTATCTCATAGCTGTAGATGTTAAAATGGTCAATGAAATAGTAGCATCTGGTTATAACAAAACACATGCTGTATGGACCAATCCCAACAAAGGCATTAGTACCAAGCATCATCTCAATCTATTCAATCCACACAAGGGGTGGAGCAGTGGTCCTACAGCTCTTTGGTTTGCCAGCGAGCAGGGACATAGAGACATTTATATTTTTGGATTCGATTTTCAAGGTCTGCAGGGTAGATTCAACAATATGTACGCAGATACCTACAACTATAAAAAAACCAGCGACACAGCCACCTTCCATGGCAATTGGCTAAGTCAGACCGAAAGAACTATCAAAGATTTTAGACATACTCAATATTATCGTGTAATCAATCCAGGAGACTTTGTACCCGATCAACTGGGCATACAGATCAAAAACATCAAGCACATCACCTATGACGACTTCAACAGTCGTTTTCCTGGCTGTACTTATACAGCAGAAACTGTTCAAAAAACTACCATTTAACCCCAGATTGTAATCATAGTGTTAAATAAAAGCACAGCCTAACCATCTTGAAGGAGAATATAACATGGCAGAAAAATCACTACTTGAGCAGATGCTCGAGCGTTTGGTCAATGACGATCAAGCTAAAGCAGAAGAATTATTCCACGAGTACGTAGTTGGAAAATCTCGTGAGATCTACGAAAATCTAATCGAAGCTGAAATGGCTGACGATGAAGAAACAGATCCAGAAGATCCAGAAGTCAAAGAAGAATCAGAAGTCGATGAAGAAAACGACTTGGACGAAGAATTTGAAGAAATTGCCTACGAAGGCGACGACGAAGTTGGCGGCCCAGCAGGTGACATGGGTGATGACCTAGCAGGCGAACTAGGCCCTGAAGAAGAGGGTGATGAAGACCTAAGCGCAAACAGCGAAGAAGAATTATTCCAAGACCTAGACAGCATTGTAGACGAACTACAAGCACGTTTTGACAAGCTAGGCGGTGGCGAAGAAGGTGGTATGGACGGCATGGACGGAATGGACGGCAAAATGAAAGATGATTTCGATCTAGCCACAGTACGTGAATATGTTGAAAAAGTTCCAGGCGGCCACGGCGCAGAAAAGAAAGGTCAAGGTGAAGGAGCACTGTCAGGCACAGGCAAACTAAGCCAAGGTTCTAGCACAAATGCCAAGTCTATTGTTGCAGGAAAAAATGACATGGGTGGTACAACAGCCAACATTCTAGGTAGCAAAGAAGAAGCAGCCAAGTATGTGGGTTCAGGTGGCGGCCAACTAGGCGGATCTAGCCTATTCAAAGGTACACCAAAAGAAGATAATGCAGGTAATATCAATGTTCCAGGCGGCAAGGCAGGTGGTGCTTTTTCAACGAAAGAGCCAGGTCATGGTGCAGAGAAGAAAGGTGAAGCTGAAGGCAAATTTAGCGGCACAGGTGGTTCTTCCGGTTCAGTTGATAAAGCAAGCCTTTTCCGTGGTCGTAGGTAATAGGACATAATGGTGAAAACTAACCTTAGCGAACAATTGAGTTTCGATCAGGCTAAGATTGTCTTGGAGAGCGAAGAAGAGAACGGTAAGAAATCGCTGCACTTGAACGGTATCTGCATTCAAGGAGATATCCGTAATCAGAATCAGCGAATTTATTCTTCTCAAGAGATTGGCAAGGCTGTCAAAACGCTCAACGAACAGATCTCTGGCGGATATTCTGTTTGCGGAGAGTTAGATCATCCTCAGGATTTAAAAATCAATCTAGATCGTGTTAGTCATATGATTACCAAGATGTGGATGGATGGTCCTAACGGCTACGGAAAACTTAAAATTATCCCAACTCCAATGGGTCAGTTAGTTCAGACCATGTTGGAGTCGGGAGTAAAGTTGGGTGTATCGAGTAGAGGTTCCGGTGAAGTAGATGGCAGTGGTAATGTTCAAGGTTTTGAAATTATCACAGTTGATATTGTAGCACAACCTAGCGCCCCGGGAGCTTACCCAACTCCAGTATACGAACATTTAATGAATACATTAGGTGGAAATCAGGCATTTAAAATAGCACAAGAAGTCAAAGGCGACCCAAAGGCACAGAAATACATAGCAGAGAGTCTGGTGAAGATCATCAGAGGTCTCAAATAACAGTAGGAGAATCACATGCTAGATTTCGTTAAACAGTTGTTTGAAAACAATGTGATTTCCGAAGAACTTAAATCGGAAATTGAATCAGCTTGGCAAAGCAGAATTCAAGAAAATCGTGACCAAGTCACTGCCACACTTCGTGAAGAATTTGCACAGAAGTACGAGCACGACAAGACCGCGATGGTAGAAGCCGTTGAAACAATGTTAGCAGACCGCCTACAGGCAGAGCTATCAGAGTTGGCTGAAGACCGTCAAGGACTTATCGATGCACGTACAAAATACACACAAAAAATGAAATCAGATGCTACAGCAATGGAAGCATTTGTATTGAATAATTTGCGCAAAGAACTTGCAGAATTACACGAAGATCGTAAAGCAGTTGCTAACAACGTTGGTAAATTAGAATCTTTTATCGTGGATGCACTAGCGAAAGAAATCGCGGAATTCCATGCAGATAAGAAAGACTTAGCTGAAACTAAAGTAAAACTGGTGCGCGAAAGCAAAGCCAAGTTTGAACAGATCAAGAAAGATTTTATTGCTCGCTCATCAACTATCATTCAAGAAACAGTCTCTAAAGGACTCAAAGCTGAAATGGTACAGTTGCGCGAGGACATTGACGCTGCCCGCAGAAATGATTTTGGCCGCAGAATTTTTGAAAGTTTTGCCAGCGAGTACGCTGCCAGTCATCTCAATGAGAAGTCTGAAACAGCTAAACTTCTAAGAGTAGTTGCTGCAAAAGAGCAAGAACTTGAAGAAGCAGCAAAAATTGTTGCAGAAACACAAAAATTAGTAGAAAGTCGTGAACAACAGCTACGTATTGCACAAAACACAATGGATCGCAAAGAAGTTATGAGCGAATTGCTTGGCCCATTAGGTGGAGACAAACGTGAAGTGATGAAAGAATTACTTGAGTCAGTTCAGACAGAAAAACTATACACCGCTTATGACAAGTACCTACCTTCAGTAATGAATGGTGGCAATGCTCCAGTCAAGAAAGCGTTGACCGAAGGCAAAGAAATTACAGGCGATAAAAATCAGGCACAATCTTTTGGCAGAGAAGAAAAATCTGCTGAAATTTTTGACATCCGCAGGCTTGCGGGACTAAAAGTTTAAGGAGAACTATAATGTCACAATTACTCGAGTCACGCTGGTCGGAGACCAAAGAAGCTCTTTTAGAAGGTCTTCAAGGTAACAAGCGTTCAGTAATGGCAACTACTCTAGAAAATACTCGCAAGTATCTAGCTGAAAGTGCTACTGCTGGAGCTACATCCGCTGGCAACGTTGCA